TTGCAATATCGGGAACTGCACAAGAATTAAATAATGGCATAGTTATTACATTTGCCGCAACAAATGGTCATACATTGGCCGAGTATTGGACTATAACTACAATTATAACAACAACTGCTATGCACAAATTAGGAGAAATAGTTGTCGATCATGAAGGAACATCTGCTGATACAAAAGGAGAAATGGTTATAAAAACAAATGATGGTTCTTCGGCGACCGCCGTTCAAACCTATCATTCCAATGGTGATTCAACTTTTACCGCAAAATGCTATAATTCTGATGGCGCAAATTTTGCTTTGACAATTAGAGATATTGCAGGAACAATTGTTAACACATAAAAAACAAATGAGAGATTCAATACAACTTAGATTATTTAACACTTTTGAAAGATTTGTATTGGCACCAATGATTACTGTAACTGTGGCTATAGTAGGATGGAGTCTTGTTAATATTATAGAGCTAAAAGAAGATGTGGCTACAGTAAAAAATGATATAAAACACATAACAAAACAGGTTGATGTTATATCTGAAAGAATGGCCGTCTTAGATGACCTTGAACAGTTCGGTGTTACTGTGCGGGATGTTTATGCAGTTAAATGAAAATGAACAAAAAGTTTATAAATTAGTCACATCTATAAAAAATAAAAACAAAGTTAGAGATGTAGCTCCTGTTTATAATTATGCATACAGTTTAAATGTAAATGATGAATCAATACAAAAAATTTTATTATTAGCCTCGTGGTAATTGACTTTTATAGTCAAATCTGATATACTTATTATTTAACTTACCCATTTAGATGACATGTCCCTTTATATTGATGTAAAATACTTGAATCTTTTATCTAGTAGACTTCCCTTATATAAGCAAAAAAGAGATTTTCTTTGGAATTTTCGATGTCCAATTTGTGGAGATTCGCAAAAGAAATTAACAAAAGCAAGAGGATACATCCACAGAAAAGAAAATGATCTTTTCTATAAATGTCATAATTGCGGTGTGGGGAAAACTTTTTCAAATTTTTTGAAAGAGTTGGATGTAAGACTACATTCTGAATATATCATGGAGAGATATAAGACTGGTGAGAACAAATTTAGTAATTATAAAGAACCAAAATTCAAATTTGAAACTCCACAATTTAAAAAAATTGTTTTAGAAATTCCGTGTGTGAAAGATTTAGATGATGAACATTTTTGTAAGCAGTATGTCAAATCTAGAAATATTGAACTCAATAAATACAAGTATCTTTATTTTGCTCAAGATTTTAAAAAGTGGGTTGAAAGCCTAAATCTTGATACAAATTATGAATTAATTGAAGATGATCCTAGATTAGTCATACCTTTTTTAGATAAAGATTATAATTTGATTGCCGCTCAAGGAAGATCATTGAGAGGAGGATCTAAATTAAGATATGTGACAATTAAAGTCAAAGAAAATGCGCCAAAAATTTTTGGTTTGAATACATGGGATGAAAATAAGACAACATATATAGTCGAAGGTCCGATTGATTCTTTATTTGTAGAAAATTCTATTGCTATGGCCGGTGCTGATTTATCTGCATATAGGAAAATGTTTGAGAATACTGATGTAGTATTCATTTATGATAATGAAAAAAGAAATAAAGAAATTATTAAAAAAATGGATAGGATTATTGCAGATAACTATAAGATAGTTATCTGGCCTAAACATGTGACAGAAAAAGATATTAATGATATGATTTTAAATAATATAGATGTTATGAATATTATTGAACAAAATACTTATCAGGGTTTAACTGCAAAAACAAAATTATTAGAATTTAAATTATGATAAGTGAACAACAAGTGCATAAGTATGGTTTTGTGAAATTATTAGAAGTGATGGGCAATGATGAAGAAGTCGAAAATGCCGCTAGAATTAGTTACGGAACTGGTACACGAAAAACAAGTCAAACAAGCAATCTAATTCGTTATTTAATGCGCCACAAACACACATCACCATTTGAGATGTGTGAAGTGAAGTTTCACCTGAAGCTACCCATATTTGTGATGAGACAAATTGTTAGACATAGAACTGCCAATATAAATGAGTATTCAGGTCGTTATTCTATTATGAGTGACGAATTTTATTTGCCTGCGGAAAAAGATGTACACGAACAATCAGAACAAAATAATCAAGGTCGAGGAACAGAATTAGATGAAGACAACAAACAGCTTGTCCTTGGACGAATGTATGATGTTAATGAACATGCAAAAGGTTGTTACAGACAAATTGTAGAACCCAATGAATTAGATGGGTTTTACGAAGGATTTAAGGGGATTGCTAGGGAATTAGCAAGAGTAGTTTTACCAGTTTCGAATTATACAGAATGTATCTGGAAAATAGATTTAAATAATTTCTTTAAGTTTTGTAATTTGAGAATGGATTCTCATACACAACAAGAAACAAGAGATTATGCAGAAGCAATGTATGAATTAGTAAAACCAATGTTTCCTATATGTTGTGAAGCATTTGAAGATTATGTTTTTAATTCTGTAACTTTTTCCCAAAAAGAAATGAAAATTATAAAAGACAATTTAAACGGTAGTTGGGTTATGTCTAAGTATGGATTGTCTAAAAGAGAATCAAAAGAATTTTTAGAAAAACTGAAAGGAACTTAAAATGCCTCTACCTACTGAATATCAATCATTTATTCACCTATCAAGATATGCAAGATGGGATTATGATCTTAAAAGACGAGAAACCTGGGAAGAAACGGTTGATAGATATTTGAATTTTTTTAAAGAACATTTAGAAGTTAAACACAATTTTGATCTTGATAATGGATTAGAGGCAGATTTACGTAAAGCTATTAGCAATCTTGATGTAATGCCATCAATGAGATGTTTGATGACAGCGGGAGAAGCACTTAAAAAAGAAAATGTAGCGGGTTATAATTGTTCTTATGCCAAAATAGATACTCCACGGTCATTTGATGAAATTTTATATGTCTTGATGAATGGGACAGGTGTGGGTTTTTCAGTAGAAGAAGAATATGTTAATCAGCTTCCAACAATAGCAGAAGAATTTTATGAAACAGATACTACAATTGTTGTAGCAGATTCAAAACTGGGATGGGCAAAATCATATAAAGAATTACTTTCATTAGTTTGGCAAGGACAAATTCCAAAATGGGATTTGTCTAATGTGAGGGCCGCTGGTGCCGCTCTTAAAACATTTGGAGGAAGAGCATCGGGACCTGAACCTTTGGAAGACCTTTTTGTATTTACTATAAATACATTTCGGGATGCGGCTGGACGAAAATTAAAACCAGTGGAAGCTCATGATATTGTTTGTAAAATCGCAGAAATTGTTGTCGTAGGTGGTGTTCGTAGGTCTGCTCTCATTAGTTTATCTAATCTTAATGATGAAGCAATGCGCCATGCTAAATCAGGACGATGGAGTGAAACAAATCCACAAAGAGCCCTCGCTAATAATTCAGTTAATTATAAAGAAAAACCAGATGTTGGTACTTTTATGCGAGAATGGTTATCTCTTTATGATTCTAAATCTGGGGAACGAGGAATTTATAACAGTTTGTCGGCTAAACGACAAGTAGAAAGATTGAATAATGAAGAACAAATCAGACGAGAGCCGAGAGATGATTTTGGTACCAATCCATGTAGCGAGATTATTCTTAGAAGCAGAGAATTCTGCAACCTTTCTGAAGTCGTGGTCAGAGGATGGGACGATTCCGAATCTTTGGAAAAGAAAGTTCGAACTGCAACTATCCTTGGAACATTTCAATCAACCCTCACCAGTTTCAAGTATCTCTCAAGAGACTGGAAGAAGAATTGTGAGGAGGAGCGGCTTTTGGGCGTTTCCCTCACAGGAATAATGGATAATTCTTTGACAAATGGTAAAAAGGGTAATTTAGAAGATTTATTGGAGAATTTAAAAAATGTCGCAATTAAAACAAACAAAGAATTTTCAGAAAAACTTGGAATCTCACAAGCCGCCGCAATCACTTGTGTCAAGCCTTCTGGTACGGTTAGCCAGCTTGTTGACTCTGCTAGTGGTATACATGCTCGCCACAACCCTTATTATTTTAGAACGGTGCGAGCGGACAATAAGGACCCACTCTGTAAATTCATGAAAGAAGCAAAATTTCCAAATGAACCAGATGTAATGAAACCGAAACACACAACTGTATTTTCGTTTCCTGTGAAGAGTCCAAAAAATGCAATATGTAGAACTGATATAAATGCTATTGAACAATTAAGTCTTTGGTCTATATATCAAAAACATTGGTGTGAACACAAACCCTCTGTTACTATTTCTGTCAAAGAACATGAATGGATGGAAATGGGAAATTGGGTTTGGAATAATTTTGATGATATTAGTGGGATATCTTTTCTGCCTTTTTCTGAACATACATACAGACAAGCACCGTATCAAGATTGTACAAGAGATGAATATACGAAAGCAGTAAAAACAATGCCTAAAAATGTTAATTGGTCATTATTATCTACATATGAAGAAAAAGATTTTACTGTGGGATCACAAGAATTGGCTTGTGCCGCAGATGATGGCTGTGAAGTAGTGGATTTATAATGTTAAAATATGAAATAGATTTCAATAAAGGAAATTATATTATTGGGCATTTTACTTTTCGAGAATGTGCAATGTGTGAAAAAGCAAAATCTTTATTCGCCGAACATAAGATACAATATATGTTCATTCAAGCAGATAAGAAATTGTTTGGAAAGATATTATCAGTTACAGGAAGTACAAAAGTTCCTCAGATTTTTATGGATGGTAAATCCTTTCTGACTGTAGAAAAACTAGAAGAATCATTAAAAAAATGAGGAGAAGGAATAATAACCTAATATGGAGTTATCAGAGAAAGTTACATGTCCAATTTGTTCTAAAGTATATGAAGTAAATATTAGTGAAGAAGAATCTGAAAATGAAAGGGTACAGTATTGTTCTTATTGTGGAGAACCGTTAGAATTGCCAGAAGAAGACGAAGAAGATGATAACTGGGATACATGATTTGCATGTGGGAATTGATTATTCATTAACGAGCCCAGCAATAACAGAATGTCGTGGTGAGTGGAAATATGAAAACATTACACATTATTGTTTAGCAAAAAATAATAGACAACTTGAAAGATGGGGCCCTTTACATAATATTGAAATAGCAGAATATCCTAAATATAAGACAGAGATGGAAAGATATCTAGGATTATCTTCTTGGGTTGAAAAATGTATTGTAAAATATGATATAAGACCCAAAACAGTTTTTATTGAAAATTATGCATATTCCGCAAATGGTCAAAGAGTTTTACAAATTGCGGAAAATATGGCAATTTTAAAAAATACTTTATACAACTGTAATTTGAGGTATGAAATGATACCTCCTACAGTAATTAAAAAATACGCATCCAATAAGGGAAACGCAAATAAAGAATTAATGTATGATTCTTTTGTGGCTGACACACAGAGAGAACTTACAAAAGAATTTCAGACAAAATGCGATAAAAATCCCATTTCAGATATAGTTGACTCTTATTGGATTTGCAAATACGGATACGAACATGGCACAAATACCTGAAGAATATGCTAATTTTGACTTCGGTTTTTCCGCAGTAGATGATGAAGAATATAAAGCAAAAACCACAGAAGTAGAAAAGAAAATAGTTGAAGTTGAAGCAAAATCAAAAGATTTTTC